GTATGTTAAGTAAGGAGCGCGAGAGACATCCATTCCGTTTAATTTCATCAAGCGAGGAATGGCGTACTGATTCATTACCTCTGCAATGTTTTTAGCAATTGCATCAACTGACATTGACCATAAATCCATCTTGGATGCACCAAGAGCGTAAGAGCCAACTCTGTCTGAACCGAGAAGAATAAAGTCTGAAAGGATTGACATTGCCATCCGCTGGTCATAGCGATTGATAATCTTGTCTGTATCGAACTGACGAGAACCGCCTGATGAAAGCAACTGCAAGTCAAACATCTTATGTCCAGCATCGTCGTACATCGCTGGCATAACAATGCCTTCTTGCTCATTGCGCTTGATAGATGTAACAATGCTTTGGATTGATGCTAATACTGCCTGTTGTTCGGCTGATGCAGACGAAGAAAGATATTCAGGCGGTAGATAGGCAACTGGCAAACCTGCTAAGTCGCGCTCAATACCAATTGCTTCAATTTCTTCGATGCGACGCTTGAAAAACCAAGCGCGGTAAGCATTACGAAGAATGGAGCGACCTTCAGGATTATTCTTTGTTGTTACTGTACGGAAAAGCAAAGCCTTGTCGATTGGAATTGTATGTATTCCGCCCGTTGATGGGTCCACTTGCACCATGGCTTGAATTCCACCATCTGCATCAATTTCCCAACGGAACAAAGTTTCCTGTGCGCGGATAGGTAATTTACGCCAACCAATTTTTCCATCGTTATGCTTTGAACGGCGCTTTGGGTCATTGCCATCGCCCTTACGGACTTTGTAAACAATTTCGTGATAAGAGAATCCAAAAACTAGCATTGAAAGAATTTGTGAGAGCGTTGAATCCCATGAATCGGACATGTCATGTAGACACGATTCAATAAATACCGCTGCTTCTTTATCTTCAGGCTTTACATCGCCATCTGCTGAATCATCGCTGAAAGGGTCTACACGCCATTCAAGACGAGTAATAACTTTTTCGATTGCGAATAACATTGAACCGATAGTCGGGTCATTGTCCGCCATCTCTCGATAGATTCTTGCTCCGCGTTGTCCACGAAGATTAACTAGAAATTCTTCAAAAATGGTACCGCCTGAACGACGCAGACCAGTAGAGCCGAACTCCTGTAAGTCGGGCGTTATTTTCTCAGCCATCTAACCCTCTACTCTTTGGTTGCTAATCCTACGACGATTGCGACTGCCTGTTCTTGATTGAATCCCGCCTTTACTAACTCAGAAAACAACTCATGAGTTTGGATAGCGAAAGCCCCTAAAACAGACACGACACCCTCACTATTAGGTGAAAGGTTATCGTACACCCGTCGATTATACCGCTAGGCGAATTTAGCCTTTTTATTCTCCGTCTAGTATCAACTCAAAAGAGTTGTTTCTCTTGGAAGTAATTCCGAAAGCAGACTTCAAAGCCAAATCTCTATCGCCCACCTGAGCAAAAAGACGGTTCTCTAATTCGCCACCAATAGTATCGAAGCGACGGAAATAGATGTTGTATGGCAAAGCATCGTGCTGAATGTTCAATTCAATCTCAACATACTCTTTGGGAGCAATTTCTTGAGATACAAACGGTTTGCCATTGGAATCAACAACTACTTTCGCACCTGCTAATTCCTTTGTGAAGAAATCAGTCCAAGCCATTTACAACCCCTTTCGAGAGTTTATTAACCCTAATAATACTACATCAGGGTTAGAAAGGAAACGACTCAGAAACCTCGGGTTCTTTCTTCCATGTTGGAGCGCTCCAAGGGTCTACCTCGGTATCGCCCTCAGCATTACGGCGGACATCGACTACTTGAACTATGTGGCGCTTTAAGTCCACGCCCACATTGAAAGCGGTCACGCTCATCTTGCCTTTTTTCTCACCCGTGGTTTTGTCATCCCAAGATTCCCATACTGCGGTTCCTTGGATGATAACGCCCATTCCCTTTTTCAAAGAATCGGCAACATTTTCTGCGAGTTTGTTCCAGCACTTAATTGACCATGGAGTGACATCGATATTTTCCCAAGTGCCATCAGGTTTCTTTTGTGACTTAGATGAAATGATTGTGAAGGTTGCCATTGCCTTACCGTTAGGGGTAAAGCGCAACTCAGGGTCATTGGCTAGGTTTCCTGCTATTGCTATTGCGGTCATGCTATGTGCCTCTCATTCGTTATTGGTTTGGCGATTATGTTTAGTTTTTTTCTTATTCTGTCGCGTTCTTTAGTAGATGTTCCACCCCAAATGCCGACTACTTTGTAATGTAACGCATAGGTCAGACATTCTGTTTTCCATACGCATCCACTACAAATTCTCTTTGCTTTCTTGTTCTCCTCCGTTATCAAATTCTTCTCGGGGAAAAAGTAATCCGTTTCCAAGCCCCAACAACTCGCTCCCTCGAATTTCCAAGGCATCGTAATTTTCGGCATCAAGTTCCTCTCCAACAATTAGACGATTAGGGGAAGTGGCATCTAACTTAGCCAAAACTTTTCCGTTACGCCATACCTTGCCAGCAACAATTCCATCATAGAAATTAGGCTTAGGCTGTACTAGAGATTCACACTCTGTCCAAAAAATACAAGTAGAACAATAATTTAACGCGGGTTGTGCTAAATCTAAATTGAATTGGTCAAAGAGCCAAGGGTCGGCTTCCCGACATGGCGCTTGAGATGTAAATGAACCCATGTATAAATGTTATCTTGGGACTTCTTGATTACTGGTGATTGGGACATCTTTGCGTGTCGCCCATTCTCCGAATCGCTCCCTGATTAAATCGTTGAGCAGTTGTAATCTTTCTTCTTCAATTTTCGCTTGAGTTATCTCTGAGTCCGACATCATCATTACCCTCCCAGTTTTTTAATCCATGATGAACTAATCCAAGGTGGCGCCAATCAGGGTTTTGGTCATCGGCAAGTGTGAGCGTCCAATAATCTTTGTCGCCCTCTCCCATCCATTCAGATACGAGAACCCATCCTGTACAGATTGCTGGTTCAACAAAGGCGATGCGCCCGATTTCGGCGAGCGCATCGTCTATTGCTGAAGGTCTTTTTTGTTCTTCTTCAATTCCCATTCAGGGAGGTTAATACCAAAAGTTAGAACTCCAAAAGCGCCACGCCGAGCAGGGATTCGAATATCGAGATTCGACATAGATGAGTCCGCGCTCCACTTGTTCCTCCACCGTAAGGTCAGGATTTAGTCCAAGTATCTGTGGGATTCCACCAGCATGAAGTTTTTTTCCGTTTTGGTATACGGGTTGTTTGTTATACGCATCAGGGCGCCAGTTTGATTCCTTAGTCCACAGCGATAGGAGACATTCCCATTGCGTAGGTGTATCCCAACCGTAAGCACCGAGACGCTTTTGAGCGAACTCTTTGGATGCTTCGGGTGTGCGCTCGACCAGTATTGGTTTTATTACTGGTGTTTCACTTGCTTGCGCTACTGGGTCAGGTGGAATGTGGAACGGATTGATAATGATAATTCCAAGAACAAAGATGATGCTTGGAATTGGTTTGAAGATGTTTTCATAGAATCGCATATTCCTCCATTGTTAGGAGTGAACACTTAATCGCTACTGGTTGTAACGCTTCTATGTTGTCAGTATCGGACTGACCTCACTTTGGCTAGTAGGTGTTTTGCGAACCTGATTTAAGGGTACATCATGAAGATGAATGACTGTCAATAGTTGGGCGTTCGGTGGCGGAGCGATGAAAGTCACGCTAGAGAGAGGACGGACGCGCAACAGGCGCTACTACGCCACCGAACTATTTGGGTACCCGAGAGAAATGATACCCGACGCATAACCAAGAAAGGTTAGAAAGTGATTATGCGACTCATCCCGCCAGTCTAAGAAGAGACCGACGGGATGAATTCTGTTAGTTACTTAGTCAAGGCGACTACCTGCGTAAGCCCTGATTCCGTACTTTGTTAGTACCTCAGCAAAGGCTTGAGCAAAGGCGTACTTGCGGTCTACGCTCTGTCCGAATTCTTTAATCCAAATTCCGTAACCGCTGTTGTAATTTTTGTTTCCGATTCCTTGACTTTTCAAGAAAGTCACGAATGAGCCTCTTGCTGGAAATATGTCTACCCATGCGAATCCGCACAAACCGTCTAGGACATAAGTTGGCTTTGAATAATCAATTTCTTGACTCAAGCCAATCGCGTCACCAACAATAAACTTTGGGACACCGACTTCGTTGCCAGCCTTAATTCCAGCGGCGTAAGCCTCATTGTAAATTAACTTACACGCATTTTGGGTAAATTTAGCAGTTGCTTCTTTTACTTGACTCATTAGTATTCCTCCTTAACGATTTTGCCAACGAATTTGATTTCTTTGATGTAAGCCCTGTTATAGGCTAAGTAATCTTAAATCTCGCCAATCTTTTCGAACTCAAC